TTTTCTTCTTTTATCCAAGAAAGCACTTCAAATTCAACTTTTGAAGTCGCACAACTCCATCAACCAAGTTTGAGTATTACTGCCTTTTTCTCACAGTTAGCTTAGTCTCAGGAGAGACACAACCGATATTATCTCTAATCTGATTAAGGCACAACAGCGTTACATTATTCTGACCAATGACACCAGTGATCTTACGCATGCCCTTAGAGATAGCGCGAGCCTGAAGACCAATAGAATTTTGCTCGTATTCACCGTCGAGCTCGGCCTTTGGAGATGTTGCTGCGACGGAATCCCAAATGACCAAGATAGGGACGTTCTTATCGATGATTTGTTTCGCCTTTAGAATCGTCGATTCAATGATAGAAAAAACCTCTTCGGTACAGTGCGAATCGCAATAAACAAATCGTTTACGAACATCGATGCCCATGTCGGCTAGCTTCTGTACCGGAGTCGCGTTTTCTGTATCGATATACACGACCAATCCGCCCATCTTTTGTGCGACGGCCGCTGCGTGATAAGCCAAGTGAGACTTGCCCGAAGAAGGCAATCCAGAAATTTCGACGATTCGACCTTCGGGATAACCACCACCAAAAGCGTTTTTAATCGCATAATTTAGTTGAATCGAACCTGTGTCGATCCAGCGTTTCACAACAGTTGGAGCATCCATTTCCGATAGATTAAAGGCGATGCGAGTTCCAAACTCCTTGTTGATCGACGAAATAAGGTCTTTCATCATGCTATCAACTTCGTTATTGTTCTTCTTAATTTGGTTGTCTTCGGATTTAGATTTTGCCATAACTGTTATTATCCCCATCGAGCGTTAATAGTACAAACGCCGGAAACCTATTTGATTTCCGGCGTTTGATCAACAGACCATGTCGTCAGTCATCGTCGCCCATTAAGTCAGCAAAAGCGTCATCGAGCGATTGCTTCTTTACAGGCACCTCATCATCGGTCTTCTTTACCTTCTTCTTCTCTGGTGCTGAAGCCTTAACCTCAGCGACCAAGTCATCAAGCGCATCTGTTGGAGCTGGACCTCGGGTTGTTGGAGACGTCGCCATCTCCTCCGACATGCCACCGTTCAACCAATTGTTGAGAACAGTCTCAATCTCTTGCGTCGACTTTAAACGATACATGTCGTCGATATTTGGAATCGAATTAAGCCATTGTTCGGCGACCTTCGAATCCTCGTGTAGCTTCGTTGGACGACGAGCTGGATCGACCGTCGTATCGTTAAACTGCTTGCCTGGTTGCTTCGTAAGTGACACCTTTAGATCGAAGCCTTCCGTTGGCGAGAGAATATCACCGACCTCCTCATCGAGGAAGAATCCAAGCATGCGCTGATAAACCAATTTACCAAAACCCCAAATTTGAACGCCCTTATCCTCTTCTCCTCGAACGATAACAGGGGCGTAGCATCGCATCTTTGGTTGTAACTTCTTGGCTAAAACCCTATCGTCAGGCTTACCACTGCTATATAGCTTACGAATCAACTCATTGATTGGATCAGGCTTGCTAAATTGATTGGGAGCCAAGATACCAGCATTATCACCGATGTAATAGAACCATCTCTCCATAAAGGGTTGCCCATCTGGCGCGTTCTTCCATGGTAGACATCGAATCTTGTGCTCGCCAAGACTCGGCTTCCACAACTGAACAGACGACGTCTTCTTTACACCCGAAAGCTCTGCAACACGACGCTTAATTGCTTCTAAATCAATTGCCATAATATTTTCCTTATCCTTTTCCGTTTCCTATTCCTAACCTGTGGCAGGAATATAACCCTGCACCGTGCAGGTATTTCTACCCTACCACAAAACTTTTCGACTGTTCAAGGTTTCTTTTCAGCACCAACCTAGTTTCTTACGCTTCCTGCGTTCGCCCTTAGCACCTGGACCTTCAACATCTTTACCAGTATATCCAAGCGGCGCTGCGAAACCAGCGATCGCTCCTGCACCACTGAACTCGCCCAATTCCTCGACCTCATCCTTATCCTCTTCGTCTTTTTCTTTTTCGCCAGGCTTTGGTGTACCAGGTAATTGATTGGCGACAGCCGGATTGACGTCGGCTTCCAATAAAATCTGCCTGATGTACCTACGCAGCAAAATGCTCATAGGATTAAGTATGGCGTCATTCCTTTTCTTGTTTCGTAGAAATGAGGTCGGCCGTGTGGACGATGTCGACCAACTTTGGCTCCTTCATCTTATAAGGAGCATTTTCGTCGGCGTATTGCCCGTCGTTGAGCTTGATCGCCAACCATTCGTCCTGCGACAACTTCAAGCCGAAGTGTTGGCATAGCCAGACGCCGCGATCTGGGACAGTCATATACTGCATGTCACGATTGTACTTGTACATCTCACCAAGCTTTTCGCGATGCCAGTCAGAATCCTGTAGCAAATAGTAGTCCTGTTCGTGATTGCCTGCTTTACCAATATCGTGGAAGAGACACCCGATGATCAGCGAATCCTTTGGAATTTCCCAGCCAAATGCCTTGCAGAGTTTCATCGCGTTGGAAAGGACGCGTAAAGAATGGTCGACTAATCCACCAGGAAAAGCTTGGTGATACTCTTTGCGGCTTGAAGCAGGACACAGAGCAAGTCGCTCTCCAAGATGGTCTACCATCATAAGGGCAGCTGAAGAACGATCACCTAGTTTTTCACAAAGAGAACGAAACTTGTCAAAGTTAGCGGCAATATCTTCTGGATTCAAAGTCATAGGGCCACAATATTACGCCACGACTCTATTGTGCACATAAAAATATTAACATTTTTGTATGCGAATTTTCAAAAAATTTAACAAAATTTTGCAACGACAAAAACAAGCCATCGTCGACCCAACCAATGTTACCTCGATTACCTAAAATTTTTACTCTCCCCCCAAATCGATGTTTCAGGAGCCTGTAGTTCGAGCACGACGCATAACTCGTTTGAGAGAACAATACCGCCGTCTGGCGGATCGTGTCCAAAATTAACTAACTGAATCGAATGTCTTACCGCGGTCAAAGTCACTATAGATCGCCGACATTATCAAAGACTTTCAAACTTAAGCGGAAATTCAGCAGTATATCCCGACACCGGAACGGATCGTATCGCCTCGACGTCTCTTAGTCTATCTTCTCTGACATCAAGGATTAGCGCGTCGTGAAGGACGAACAATGGTCTTACTCCGTCGGTTCCAAGTCTATCGACGACAGACTTAAAGCCCAACAACGAAACATCGACACCCGTGCTTTGTGAGTAGGTATTAACGAACAAGTGGTCTTGAGGGTCGTCGAGGTCCAGGAATCTACCATGTTTATTCTTAATTTTACCTGTCTTGATGAATTCTTCCTTTAGACGCTTGCGTAGCTCAGCTGTACCGAAATAAGTCCTCACTTTTGTTACAAATTCATCTAACTTGTGACTACCAATGCCTAAGCGAGCACCGAGAGCTGCTTTCGACGCGCCATATAATTCACTAATAACCGCAACTTTGACGGCTTCTCTGTCTATAGAACCACCAAATAATTCAGTCGCTAAGGAACCATATAGGTCAGGAGCTGTCGAAATCTTTCCATTTTCGGCAAGAATAATTCGTGCTTCTAGAGCTCCAAAGTCCAAAGAACAAATTGCGCCTTTTGTAAAAGTCGACTTCAGTATTTGTCGATACTCTTTCTTAAGAGTCAAAATATTTGGTCCACTTTCGACAGTCAACCTACCTGTTCGTGTAGCAAATCGATCGTAAACCACTGACGATAAAAAGCCACCAGGACCTGGTCGGAAAGTTTCGAAAGCGCCCGAATCTCTTTCGATCTCCGCGCTAATCTCGCGATATAGTTTCGGGTCGACCTTCGCTGCTTTTAAACTACACAATAACTGACCACCAGGACACCAGGTGCTCTTATAATAATCCTTTGGTAACTCGTCGATGGTTTCAGCGATGGATTTTACGAGGCTCTTTATGAAAGACTTGTAGGCGACGGAAGGCATCGACTGTGACCAAGGAATCTGCACAGAACCCGAAGTCAATAGCGACATCGACTTTATCCATTTGTCTGCTGGTCTCGTGGGTACGTCTACATTCTTTAATTTTAATAACGTATCAAGGCATAATGGCTTATATGGATCTAGAATACCGTTCAAGAACCAAAGATCCGCTGGGGCCTTCGACAAGATTATAAAACCGTCTTGAGAAACGACCATATGTTTCTCTGAACCGAGAATCGTCGACGATATACAGAAGGTTTCCACGTTTAGACAATAATACAGACACTGCGCCTTTGTATTAATTTCTGTCAGCGCTTGCGTTTTGGAGGAGTAGATTTCGGCGCGATTTATTTTGTTTCAGCTTGTTTTAAGCTTTCCCCAATAGATTTCAACTGACTTTCGATGTCGTTGTTGCTAATCATTCTACCGTACCCGTCGTAATAGCACAATTGCCAAGTCGTTTCAAACTTACCTGGTGAAAAGGCGTGAGAAACTTGGGTAACTACATAGTTGTTATCTAACGTCGTATTCGTACCAAAGTCGATAAAGAAGTGTTGACCCATCGCGGCGAGGGGACAGCCTATCGAATTCATGGTCAATTGCGCTGGATATAATATCATCGGTAGGTTAAATTGCTGTTGCGATAAACCTGTTGATGCCAACGAAGATTCCCGTTTTTGTACACCGCCCTGTAAGGCGATCGTACCTTCCAATCCGCTGGTTTTTGACTGCAGATTTACTTGGCTAATCAAGGAACCTTCCGCTCCTATCACCAAGCGTGGAACCATCTGTCCCAAATATTCCATCAGCGCTTCTTTGCCTTGTCCTATATCGACGGCGACAGTCTCGCCATTCATCACAATCTCTTTACCAGATTTTGTAACTCCCTGGGAGG